ACCAAACACACAGTCCAGATGAGTTCCACCCACGCAAAGGCATTGTAGACGAGCGCGAAACGAGTGAACATCGGGACGGCGTACGCCTGCACACACTCACACTCATCGAGTGTGTTGTAGCAAAGGCGACACACCTTAATATCCTTCATGTCCATATCATACGCATCAGCGTTCTGCTGATTCGCCTCATGCTCCTCACTCGCTTTCGCAAAGTGTTTCAGGAACCTCATGCTGGCATCTGGTCCATCAAAGACCTCGACTTCTCGCAAGCCGGCGCTGTCTCGACCGTTGTGATCCATAGGAATCAACCGTTGGACGGTGATTTTCCACAGATCAGGGAATTTCCCTTGTGGTGGGGGGATTTTCCGGGGGTCCAAGAAACGCCCATTGGAATGCAGAAATTCATCCTTGGGTTCGATCTTGACGACGTATGGAAGCCGACGACGCACAGCCAAAGGACAGAAAAAATAGTCCAGAGCGTTGAGCGTCGGCGAGTTAGTAGTCGCAAGAACGAGTTTCGCCATCACTGGCGTTTTCCCCTTGTCCTCAAGAGCAGCTTGGGGTGGCACATACGGGACGTTGTTGACCACATTGAGCATCTCCTTCAATGTCGCGTCGACCTCAGGGGTCTTGCTGGGCAACAAGAAGGCGATATCGTCCATCTGGACGCACCACTTGCTCGAGTCGAAGTTGCTCCAGTACTCATCGGTTGGATTCCGCACATACCGGTAGTGATCATCCACGTTCAAGCCATTGATCTGGCCGTAATAGTAGAACATCATCTTGGTGAAGCTGGATTTGCCGACACTGGAACCTCCATGAATGAGGACGCCCATGGGGCTCTTCCGCTCTTTCTGTGCGGCACGCCGTGTGATCTCGATGTTCTTGAGCATATGAATGCTGTTCAACTTCTTCCTCATGTTGAAGCTCTCAACTCCGTTGTTCTTTGCGGAGTATTTGCAGATAGCTTCACCTCGCTCAAGGCACGCGTTGATATCCGAGACGAACTCGAAATATGTCGTACCATGAGCTTCCAAGTTGGAAGTGAAGGGCCCAAGCCCGATCAATCGATCAACCTCCTTTGCCCATTTCTGGTAGGTGGCGTCTTCGTGCACAAGTGCAGTCCAATCTCCAGTCATGCGATACGCATCAATGCGCTCGCAGATGCTCAGTGCCGTTTCAATAATGCACACGACCATATTGGAATGGTTCGAATATGTGACCTTGGTTTTGGCATCGAGGTGGAGATACTCCTCAGGGCTCATACCCATCCCCAGATGGTTGAGAAACCCCTGAACCAACATGTAGGTGTAGATCTTGCGAATCCTCCTGGCAAGTGGTGATTTGAGGAGTTCCTCTGACATGTTGAACATATTTCGGGCAATGCGCAGCACATCAGTAAATGAATCAGCCTGCACGTTGCCAGAAATGTCAAATGTCTTCCAGAGAGTGGAAACAATTGCCTTGCCTGTCAAAAG